AAGAATATACCACGGAACAAATGACATTGTAAAACGTGATCATTTTAATGTTTTAAAGAATCTCGTTCCGGCGGAAGATGTAACACAATTGGCAGCGGCTAAAAACATTCCGGAAGAGGAAGCGTTTAAGCAATTATACCAAGCATTAAATATTTTTGATCGGCAGGTAATGACAGGCGATGTTCCAATTCCTTTCTGGACAAAGAAAATGCTATACCGCTTGGGTGACATGAGCGAGGGAAGGGGATTCTTTTTTAAAAGCAAAAGAACTCCAGCGCACGAAGGAACACAGTTCATTCCTGGCGGTTCAGGATACGGCGAATTAAAGTTCTATTTTAACTTTGATACAGGTGCCGTAAGGGCGCAGGAAGGAACATACAAGGCAGGACACTTTTCCGGAGAGGTTTTCAAGGGAAATACGGGAAACTCACCCTTTGGATGGGGGCGCTTTAGTGAAAGAATTGATGAAAGTGGCAGGAAGATCCTGCTCATGGAGGAAATACAGTCCGATTTACACCAACAAGTGGCGCAAAAAGGCTATAAATACGCTCCAAGGCTAGATAAGGGTGATGTTTTGGCTGAAATGGGCGATTTTGCCGCGCAATTAGCTAAAAAAGAGCAAACTTTGGAGTCAACAAGGCTTAGAAAAGATAATATTTTACAATTATCACGCGTTGAACGTGAATCACCGGAAAATGTGGCTGAATTAAAGAATATTGAGACGGCATTGAAGAAATTGGCGAAAGATATAAAGAAATTAGAGAAAAAAGTGCAAAAGCAAGAAGAATTAACAGGTAAAAGTGGTAAAGTTCATCCAGACGCTCCATTCAAGAAGTCAGAGAACTACGCAAAAGTGATTTTACAGGGATTAATGAAGATGGCATCTGATAAGGGGTATGATGGAATAGGATTATCCACTGGAAAGATGAAAAAGGCGCATGGCAACATTCCCAAAGGCGGGGATAAGTGGTACGATGAAATAGGAGTAAGTGCGATGAAAAGAATTGCCAAGAAGAGTGGATTTAAGTTTAAAGACACAACAATAGTTGACGGGAACGGATATACGTGGGAGAAGATCCCTTTAATTGAAATGCGTGATATAAATACAGGACAGCGCATTCCTGGTGAATCTACTATTCCAGTATATAAAAAAGGTGGCATTGTTAATAAAAAAATGGTAAAGAAGTAAAATGGCTATTAAATCAAGAATGCCTGCTTCCGGTGCAATAGAAAAGGCAATTGAAGCGCTCAATGATGGATTGGAGATTTCTGGCGGTGGAACGGAGGTTCAATTACCGAATAAACAAGTTAACCTTGATCCTAATGTTGAAATTACTGAATTACCGGATGGCGGAGCTGAAATAAACACGGATCCAAACGCGCCAGTAGACCAGTCACAGATTCCGTTTGACGCAAACCTTGCTGAATATCTTGAAGAAGGTGATCTTCAAAAATTATCGGATAAATTGATTGGATCATATGAATCGGACAAGCAATCAAGAAAAGATTGGGAAGAAACATATACCAAAGGATTGGACATGCTTGGATTTAAGTATGACGACCGCACACAGCCTTTTGAAGGGGCAAGCGGCGTTATTCATCCCCTATTGGCGGAATCGGCAACACAGTTTCAGGCACAGGCGTATAAGGAGCTTTTACCGCCAGCAGGACCCGTTAATACGGAAATAGTTGGTGAAATTACGCCTCAAGTGGAAGAACAGGCAAAACGCGTAAAGGATTTCATGAATTATCAAATTACGAACGTTATGAAAGAATATGACCCGGACATGGACCAATTACTGTTTTATTTGCCTTTATCCGGCTCAGCGTTCAAAAAAACATACCATGACTCTGTATTGGGTCGTCCAGTTTCAAAATTTGTTTCAAGTGAAGACTGCGTTGTTAATTACATGGCATCATCTTTGGAAGATGCTGTAAGAATTACACATGCAACAAAAGTTGATTCCAACGCGCTCAGAAAGCAGCAAGTAAGCGGATTTTACCGTGATATACCTATTACATCAGGTACAGTTTCTACTTCTGATGTAAAAGAGAAAATTGATGAATTGCACGGTGTAAGTGATAATCTGTCATCCGAGGATGATGAACACGTATTGTTGGAAATGCATGTGGACGCGGATGTTCCGGGGTTCGAGGACCAAAGTGGAATTAAGCTTCCTTACGTTATAACAATTGATCAATACTCAACAAAAATACTTTCAATAAAAAGAAACTGGAACCAACAGGACCAGTTAAGAAACCGCGTAGACTATTTTACACACTACAAGTTCCTCCCAGGATTAGGCTTCTATGGATTTGGCCTAATACACATGCTTGGCGGATTGTCAAGAACTGCAACAAGTGTTTTGCGGCAGTTAATTGATGCAGGTACTCTTGCCAATCTTCCAGCAGGTTTCAAGGCACGTGGCATGCGCATACGTGACCATGACGAACCGTTGCAACCGGGTGAATTTAGGGATGTTGACGTAACAGGAACGTCAATTAGGGAATCACTGTTGCCACTTCCATACAAGGAACCATCACAGGTTCTGTTTGCCTTATTGGGATTCTGTGTTGACGCGGGCAAGTCATTCGCGGCGATTGCGGACATGAAGATGGGTGAAGGAAATGAACAGAACCCAGTTGGTACTACACTAGCGCTATTAGAGCGTGGAACAAAAGTTATGAGCGCAATCCATAAAAGATTGCATTATGCGCAAGGTGTTGAATTTAATTTACTTGCGCGTTGTATTAAAATGTTCCTTCCGCCAGAATATCCATACATGGTTAAGGGTGGAAACAGAATGATTAAGCAAGCGGATTTTGATGACCGTGTTGACATTTTACCCGTATCCAATCCAAACATATTCTCCATGTCACAGCGTGTCATGCTGGCACAGCAGCAGTTGCAAATGGCGACGGCTAACCCAGCGTTACATAATTTACGTGAAGCATACAGAAGAGTTTACCAAGCGTTGGATGTTGATAACATTGACGCGTTACTAAAACCGGATCCAGGAAATCCACCACCCAAAAGCCCTGCCACTGAAAATTCAGAGGCAATGCGTGGAACAGATCCAAAAGCATTTCCACAACAAAACCACAAGGCGCACATAGAGGCGCACGCTGAATTCATGTTTACAAGACCGGTTCAAATTAATGTACAGGTTTACGCAATGATGGAAGCGCATATATTGCAGCATATTGCAATTATGGCAGCGGAACAGGTTGAACAGCAAATGCAACAGCAAACCCAGCAATTACAACAACAGATTCAACAAATGCAACAGCAAGCAGCGCAGAATCCACAGATTCAACAACAAATACAGCAAATGCAACAGCAGTTTGTGACTCAAAAAGAATCTGCAATTTCTGATTTGGAAGCGAAATTGATTAAAAACATGGCTGCTGAAGAACAACAACGAAGCGGATTAGAAGATAAGGATCCACTGATTAAACTTAAACAACAAGAAATTGATCTTAAAGCTGCTGAACTGCAACAAAAAGGAGAGCATGATCAAACCAAGATGCTTATGGAAACAGCCGTTGATGCAGAAAAGCTTGACTTGGAAAGAGAAAAGATGCAGAGTACGAATGAATTAGGCATAGTTAAAGAATCTTTTGGTCTTATGAAAGAAGGTCAAAAAGACACGACCGCTGAAATAAAGGAAGATGTGGCGTCATTACGAGATGCCGCTAAAAACAGAAGCAATGAAAAAATAGCCGGAATGAGGGAGAGATCTGCGTCTAGGAAAGCAAATGGAAAATCAAAAACTAAGTAAGATAACCGAAGTTATGCAAAAAGCTGAAAAGCTAGTAGTAGAAGAGATTAAAGGAAAACCAGAAGATCAACTTATTGTTGCAGCTGGTTTAATGGCTGTTACGCGAAATCTGTACATACACGCACTTGGGGCCAAAGAGGCACAGAAAGTGTTTGAAGTTATGCTGGATTCGTTTATAATGGTCGACGAAATTTATTTACAGGTTGATCAACATGAGAAGCCTACGATTCACTAAATACAGGAGGTAAATATGAAATTACTGAAAGATATTTGGGCACACTTGAAGGAATGGAATGATTGGGGAATGCGTGACTGGATAAAGGCCGGCATAGTAGCAATTGTTGTATTGATTGTGCTTAAAGCCGTAATTATACCAGGCGTATAGGGCTGAGCAACAGGAGAATGTTAAAATGGCAATAGATTGGAATAAAGCTAGACAGCGTATGACTGATGATACAGCGTACAGAGGAACAGGTATCTCAAGACCTCGTGGCCCTAGCAGAGCTCAACAACGATTAGGTCGAAGAACAGGAAGAAGTTTTGGGCCAGCAGGAGGGCCAGTTCCAACACGAGCTCAAATTGGTAAAAATCGCTTTGCGGCGCGTCCTCAAGTGGGAGGAGGAATTTGGGATACTGTCAAAGCAAGAGGCAGTAAATTTGTTCCCCCTATCGCGCGGATGATGAAAGGAGTAGGAGATTTAGTTTCCGGTGCTATGCGTGGCTCACGATTACACCAATCTTATCAAGATGAATTAGGAAGAGTTGCAGGTCACAAAGAATGGGAAAAAGATAAAAGAGCCATGATGACTGGCGCTGGATTAAAAAAAGGCGATCCAGGATATGAAGATTCAGATCAAGCCTTTTACGATAAATATATAAATCTTGCCTCTATGGCACAGGACAATGAAAAGGCACAGGAATACAGAGATATAGCTGAAACAGCTTGGAGAAACAAACAAACTTCAGATAGACTTGCTGCGGTAACAGGATTTGAAGACTATGCACCAGGTAAATATACTGGCGTAGGCGAAGGTTCTAGATATACTGGAGACGTCTATAAAGGACAAGGAAGAACAGGAAAATATGTTCCTGGTGTGAAGATTATGAGAGATCTTCTTGGATATGGAGAAGGATCTGAATATGCAGGTCCAGGTCAAACTACAGGAGCAGCAGGTGGACCAATTCCAGATATGGATATTACGGCTGATTTAGGGGGAGGGTCTATTGAAGACGATATAGCCAATAAGGATGACTACTACACCACAGGTGAACTGTGGGAAGACACTTCCAATGATTTATATGGTGAACCAAAAATAAAAGAAAAACCTTCTTTTCCTTTTTTCCCGGAAGATTATGAATATCCTGACGAAAGACAGCTAGCGCCATATTCTCCACCCGTTGATCCTTTTGGTGGAATGTATGAATCACCTTTAACGGATATGACTTACGGAGAGGAATTGGTTGATAAGACACCAGAAAGACCATTTCATGCACAGCATATTTATAGACCACGTGACAACACTGTGAATCCTTTACCCTTAATATCAATAGGATTTGGTGAAGGAATGAGTGATGAGGAACAAGCCCTTCAGGACAAATTAAAAGCACATATTGACCCTAGGACAGGAATGTATACGGACACTCCTATAAAACCTCAAGGACGTTGGGGCAACACATATAATCAGTATAGGTAATTATGCCCAATCCTCATCTAGATTATGGGGTACCTTGGACCATTAGTACACCCACAACTCCTCCAGTAAGTACAGGAACACCTAATTTTGGACCACCAGGAACTGGTGGCAATAATCAACCACCTCCCCCTCAAGTAACTACACCTGTTTCAACAGGAACACCTAATTTTGGACCACCAGGAACTGGCGGCAATAATCAACCACCACCAACACCAATTATAGACGTTGCGGCTGAACAAGATGCAGAAGATGACGCTCTCGCAATAGCGGCAGCTGAAAATGCTCCTAGTACTTTTATATCACCCAATGAAATTTATCCTTGGTTAGAGGATGGCACCCCATCTGAAAATTTGGTTAATGTAAGCCAAGTAGGGGGAGGACCCAACAGTCCCGGATCTCTTTTATACGGGATTAATTTGGAGGATTATGGGTTTGACCCTAAAGCAGAATTTTTGCCGCAAGACTTTCTTGATTCGCTTTTTGAAGGAAGTATAGTTAGTGGCAATGAAGCAGTTCTTTCTGATGAACCTAATATTGGAACATGGTCAGACGTTGAAGAAGGAACTCATCCTTTATTTCCAGGAGGACTGGAAGATTATTATGATCCATACGGAAATTTAGGGGATGCATGGCATGAACCTAGCGGAGGACCAAGCTGGGAGGGTTATGGTGGTGATTATTACGATCCACGACAGGAGACATTTGATAAATTAAGATTTTTACAAGCTGGATTACCCCAAAGGGGAATGGAGCAGTCAGGATTTTTTGGAGAAATGACAGATCCCTATTC